GCCTTTGGTTTATCATCAAAGCCCTTGTCCTTGTTCTCTGGGACAAACTCCACCGGGTCAGTAATCTTCACAGCGTTCATAAAGGTGGTAATACCAGTACCAAAGCTGTTGTTATAGGGGCGCTGGCTGACCTTTACCACAGCCTTACTGCCGCTGCTGAGCATGGTAGGACCGCCATAGTCGTTGCCCTCTGCGTCGAACAGCTGGGGCTTATAGTTACTCTTAAGCTGGACATAAGCCATGCCGTCCATCTTACCGTCGTCCTGCTTAACAGTAAGGCCAATGTTCTTGGCGTTCTTAACCTGGTCACCTTCAAGACCAAGCGCCACACTGTAGCGGTCGAACTTGTCCATCTTGTCGAAGATGAAAGGGAAAAACATTGTGCCTTCAAGGTATGTAAATGAGTTAGCCATTAGTGTATCTCGCTCCAGTTGTTTCCAGTTTGAACATCGCAGTCTAGTTCACAGCTTAAATTGTACGCTTTGTTAACTTGACGTATAGATAGTATAACACAGTCCTTAGCTGAATCAACATCTTTATCTGATGTTTCTAAAACTAATTCGTCATGCACCATTGCTACGATCTTGGCATCTAATTTTCTCCTTCTCAGGTGGTAGTCTACGTACATGAACCACTTCTTCATCAGCACCGCAGAGCTACCTTGGATCAATGTGTTCAGTGATGCATGGGCTGAGCGTACTCTAAGAACCCTGCCGTCCAGTGCCAGTAGCTTACCTTGGCTCTGGCCCTTACGCATCACCGCTTCAGACAACCGCTTATACGCTGGCATATTCGCCATAAACCTTTGACGAAGTTCCGCCCCGTCCTTGGCCGATCCGTTAACGACACTCCCGATCTTTGCGTCTCCCGCTCCATAGAGAAGCGCGTAGATGAACGTCTTAGCTTGCGCTCTATTTTCCAGACCAGCCATCTGTTGATTAGCTGTGTGTACGTCACCTTCCAGTACCTCCTGTGTAAATTTAGGGTCGTTCATATAGTGAGCCAAGACACGTAGCTCAAGACCCGCAGCGTCGGTGTCTAGCAGCACCTTGCCTTGTCCAGCTTCCCACAGTGACCTGCACTCTGTACCGTACTCTGAGCGCACCGCAGGAACCTGTTGCAAGTTAGGACTTACGCAGCTCATGCGGTTTGTCACAGCACCTAACGTCCGATACCTACAATGTACCCTACCCTGTTCAGAACAAGCCTTGATCCACGCCTTGATCAATGCGGAACGCTTCTGAAGCAGAAAGTATCTAGCTAATGTCTGCGCCACTGGTAGCTTGCAGACTTTCAATGTCTTCTCGTCTACCTTTGGCTTGCCACTGGGCGTTCTAGCAGTAGGTTTCCACCCTAGTTCTATCAGCCTGTTTGCTATCTGTTGCCTACTGGCAGGATTAAACTCTGTCACCTTATCCTTCAGGCGCTTTCCCGTCTTCAAAGAATGACGTTCTTCTACGATAGGTGGGAACATCTCTATGCAACGTGTACTGATACTGTCTTGCTCAATCTGTATACCGTTGTACAGCTCTATGGCCTTAGCTAGGTTAAGCTTGAAACCATTTTTGCTAACACGATCTGCCACTATACGCATACGGTGTTCGTCTCTTACAGATTGCTCACTAAAATCTACCATCTGATCAGACAGAACGCGGTGTACCTTACTGCATACCACAACGTCCTGCTTGCAGTACTCCAGCATCTTGGGAGTGTACCGGCTGAAGTCATCTTCAAAGTCTTGCTTAGGTTCTCCAAGGCGTATGCCCCAAGACTTCAGGCTGTGTCCCTTTTCGCGATCAGGTTTGTCCAGCATGGAGAGAACAAGGGTGTCCACCATCTGATCAAACTTCAGGTGTATGCCCCAAAGCTTAGCCAACACCGGATAGTCAAAGCCTAGGCCATTATGTGCAACCACGGTAGCGTCTTCTAGGTAGCTAGACAAGCCTACGGGGCTGGTCCAGACGCGCATATCCTTGTCTTCCAAAGTGACCACACAGTGGATCATTGTGGCGTCTATGGCGTCCGTTTCTATGTCCAAGATTACTACCCGCACAGGTGTTTCCAACTGATAGGGAAATCTATTTTGCACCGCTCCGATATCTGGTCTGCAACGTGACGTGTTTCTGCCTGTGCATCGTCCGCCTGTCTCAGCTTACAGACACGGCTGAATGCGTACAAGCTCCCGGTCCAATACCATTCGGTATAGGCACTCTGGGGGAGAACCATGCGTGCTTGCTCTGGTGCCACGCCAAGTTCCAGCAGATGCTGGTAAGTCCACAGGCATTTTTTTAGCAGCACTTGATAGGGATCGTTCATCAGGTTGTGTTTGTTAATATCTATGATCTTGTCAGAGGAACCTTGCTTCTTATCTTCCGGTGATCCACGCCATTCTTCAGGAATATAAAAATCAGGATCATCTGATACATACCTGCGGCTCACTTCGTTCCAAACCAAGCCTACTTGGTGCTTGGCTAGCTGGCGAGCTACAAAAATAGGTGCCCTGATATGGAATTGCAAACTGGTATGGGCAAAGGGGGACCAGTGGTTGTGATCTGCCAAATATTTTATCAGCTTCTCATCGCCTGTTTCCATCTTAAGGTGGACTTTGCTGAAACTTACCCGCGCAGCATTGACCACACTCAGGTCATCGCCCATGCGATCTATAAGAGCTACTTGTATCATCCTTGCCCTCTGTTCTTACTTTTCTGTCCTGCAAATGCTGATCGTTTGCCAGTTGTTTTACGATAGTTAAGAGGCCTGGTTCTGCCCCGTCTGCGTACCTTGGTCTTAGGAGTGTAGGTAATATTTTGCGCGGCCACTAGAAGCTCTCCTTGAATGTTGTTAAACGTCCTGTTGATTTGTCATACAGCAGCTTGTCACATGCCCCTGTGTCACCAGTGTAGCGACACTTCAGTACGCGCAGGGTAGTGGTGTTGCACTCTATCGGATCGTCACTCTGCGTGTCTCTCTCCATGCTCACCACGGTATCGCTGATCTGTGCAATACCATGTGATCCTCTAAGGTGTCCAAGGTTGACCTCCATGCCCTCTTCATGGCTACGATCTGAGCTTGCCCTACGCAGATGAGTGACCAAGTGTATCGCACAACCTGTTTCCTCAGTCAACTGGCGGAGCAAGGTCATGGTACGGTCTATGGCCTTCCGTTCGTCATTGATATCCAGACCACTGACCAAGATGCTCAGGTGATCGATGAAAATAATCTTACAGTCCAGACCAACCACCATGTACCGGACACGGTTGATCAGGTCTTCCATCTCTAGGCTGCCAAAATGGTCGTAGATAAAGACCCTGCCGGTGCCTAAAGTAGTGTCGAAGTATTCCTTGATCTGTTCTTTTGAATACTTCTCGAATACTTCGTTAAGGTGCAGTCTATCACTTGCTTCAACCGCCAAGATTCCTCGCCGGGTACGGTCAACGGACTCCTCCAAGGCTATGATACCTATGCTAACGTCCGTTTCTTTAAGGTAATGGTGCTGAAGCTCCCTGAGCAGACTTGACTTTCCTACGCCTGTACCTGCTGCCCATGTGACGATCTCCCTAGACCTAACACCCAGTGTCTTCTGCTGTAGACCGGGGAATGGGAAATCTATAGAGCGCAGGTTCTGTTCGGACCACAGACCATCGAAGTCTGATGCGGCATTCTTGATACCACTGGGCGTATAACAACTGGCATTCTTCAAATGGCCTAGGAACTCTTGCTCCATGCTGCGAGAGCTATACGTGCAAGCGTCCTTATGCTCTAGCTCAACGATGAACGCCTTGCCGGGTTTGAGCAGCTTGGCGCATCTCTCTGCCTGTTCCTGCGCCTGTGGTTCAGCATCGAAGCAGATGAAAACACGCTCGAAGGTTTCCAGCAGCTCAAGGTTGTTCTTGAAGTCTCGTTCAGCACTTGCTTGTCCGCTCTTCAAGCTCAGGGCGTGTACTATGCTGTTGGATCGTTTGCTGATCTCCGTTGCAGTAGGCTGGATAGAGTTAGCCATCTGGAACGCAGCCAAGGCGTCTGCCTCGCCTTCTGTGACGATAAGTGTGCTGGAACTAGTCCCCAGCGCTTTGCTCAGTGTGTGCGTCCCAAACAGCGTACAATTTTTAAAGTCCCCACTAGTTGAAAATATCTTGCCAGATCGCCTGGTCTTCTCCGCTGCTCTCATACCGTCCGGGCTGTGGTATGGGAACATCACTGACACATCACTGATAGATGCTTCGTAGAAATCAGACACCGCCTTGCTGATCCTGCGATCAGACCAAGGGGTATCAGGTTGTGGCTTGCGGTAGTTATCTAGGTGTTCGATCTCTGTGACCTCCCTGAGTGTCTCTTCACAGCTAAAGCAGTAGGTATGTCCATCGTCGTAGAGGCTAAGGGCATCACTACTGCCGCAGCTTGTACACGGCTGGTGCGTCTTGATCGCAGTGGATTCAGTCTGATCCATCAGTGCTGTGTCTCCTTGTCTTCGTCCAGCTCAACGCCAAAATCAACTGGCTGCTCTAGGTACATGTTCAGTTCTTCAAGAGCCATTATCATAAAATATGAAAAACTCCTCTGGTTGACGCGGCTCATCTCGTAGAAAAACTGCGTGACGCGGGGGGACAAACCCTCTTTGTATAGCTGGTCAAAATAATCTTTCTCAATCTTACTGTCCATCGTTAACCCTTCCTCAGATAGTATATAAATAAAAACAAGCACATTGCCACAGCTGTGATTTTTAGAACATCAACCGTAGTCAGGACGTCTAGTATCAGCACCTGACATCTCCCCTGCTAATGCAGCATACCCACACATATCAACAAAGCTATCGTCCGTGTCGCTTTGCATCACTCGCGCAATTTTAACTAGCATCATCATCACAGCCACGTCAGTGGGTTTAATTTTACTATCGTGATCCAGATAGTTATTCCAAAAATCAGCAATACGCATATGGTTTAGGTACGCATCGCCATAGTCCTTAGCACGGTCGCCGTTGATCAGCTGACCGGCCGTGACCAAGATTTCATCACGTTTCATCTATGCACCCCCAGAGGCAGCTTTGGCAGCATCCGCCCTTTCTTTTCTCACCGTGGCATCTTGCGCCCGCAGGGCATCAGCCTCTATTTTCTGCCGGGCAGTTCCATACTTGCCCAGACGTTCGGCGACTACGGCAGGAAGCATACCCTGCTTTGCACATGCCTTGGCATCCTGCCATGAGCCGTACATAGACACCTGCCCATTGCCAGTGTTGAAGGTACCATCCGGGTTGTAGCCGCAATCTTGGCTACTGGTGGCGACTGCTGCTGTGGCCGTCAAGCCAACAGCTGCGATGGCAGAGATAATATATTTCTTCATATGCTTAGACCTCTTCAGTTGTGTTAATTTCTCTCTTCTTAATCTCTTCCAAGACCCTAGAGAGCCGGGCGTTTGCCTCAGTCAGCTTGGAATAGTCAGACAGCCACATGTCGCCGTCGCATTCGTACATGGTACGCACAGGACCGTCGATCAGTGGTGCAAGTCGTTTAATAAAATCTTCAGCGGTTAAGCTTTCGTCGTAGCCCCAAGGGTACATCATCATTTATCACCTTTCAATTTCTGTTCTATGAGTATGGCACGTCCTATAAAAATAGCAAGCAATTGTGCAAACAAATTCATCACCCTGCGTTAAACGATGCACAAATTACAGCACCGGGGTATATATCACTGTCTGGCTCACCTACGACCTCGCCTAAATACATTACCTTTACAAGTCCGGGCCGTGATACCCAACTATCAAAGTCACTAAAACTGGAACTCCCCGGCAGAAAATCAGGATGTATCTTCTGCGCTTCTTCTGCACTATCAGCAACCACCACGGCACTGTCGAAGGTGTCGTATCCTGTGTTGATTTTTTGATATATTTTAAATAGTTTCATTCGTCCTCTTTCAACAATGTCTCAATTGGGTCTGTCTGGCCTAGGGTGCGCCGCACCACATGCCCGCACTCGCCGCAGAGATCATTCTCCAGCGGCTGAGTGGGAGACAATGGCGCGTCACAGATCGCGCAGCGCATTTACGAAACCAGGCGATACTGCGCGTAGTTGCGACCAGTACCGTCTGTCTGTATCATTGTTTCAATGTTGTGACCCTCTTTCCGCAGGTCATTGATCCGGCTTGCCAATCGGTAGCACCCGTATAGGCCCAGAGCTTTCAGTGGGCTGAGTGAACGACCTGTTTCGAGATGCTGCAAGATGTTCTTTTTCTGTGTCATGTTGTTTCCTTTGGGTTCCAAGACTTACGATTGGCTGCTGTTTCTGCGCTGTAATCCGGCGGCTTCGATCCTACGACCACGCCGAATTGTTCAAGCGCTTTTATAAGAGCCGCATGGTCGAAAATTAGGTTCGCAATGCTTTTTTTGTCCAGCTCTGACAGACTTATTTCAGACATCGCAAAAGAATATGCGTCGTCGCGATCCTTGGCACTAGTGTTAATCGTCATCGTGTACATTTGAGATCTCCTCCATGACCGCCTTGCCACCGACAAAACAGGCAATTTGATGTGTGTCGGCAGCAATCTTGGCAATGTCATCTGCCGTCAGGCTGACATACGTGGTCGATAGACCCAGCAAACTGGTATTGATTTTATCCATTTTCATCCTCTCATTTGGTACAATATTGTCTCGTATTGTAGGATACTCTTTTAAAGGGTTCTCAGTAGAGTACTCTATAGAGTATATAGGGAGTCAATTTTGAATTACAAGGGGTCAGACAAAATAAATATTTTATTCGTTAAGTCCGCCCAGAAACTAGCGGAGAGGAGCCGCTCGCGCAGCTCCTCATCATCGTAGTCTTCGACGCAACTGCCGCAAACCCAATTGTCGCCGATCACTTCGTGCGGCTCATTGCGAACGTCGAAAACGCGACCGCAACAATCGCACGCCGTATTGTCGCCATAGTTTGGATCAAGGTTCATTCTCCGTACCTTTCTATTTGTCTTTCGTTGCTGTCTATCAATTCTGTCTTTTGTCTTATGTCCGCCATGTGCTCTAGGTCACACTGTGGGCAGTAATGGTGGTCGGTCCAATTGATCCGATAGATAAACTCAATGGGACCATTGTGGCAACGGGTGCATTTCATGACCATTGCCCTGCCATTGCGTCTGCGATGCCTTGGTATGTCTGGCTGCGTAATTTCCAGCGGTCGGGGCTTGGTGGCATTTTCCATATGCGCTGCTCGCGTCCCTCTACAATGTCCGTAGGGGTCAACAGGGGAAGGCCTTTAAGCCACAGGCACGTACGCTTTGTCTCGCCATGCCCATATTGCCATGGCTGGATTGTCTGGTCCGGTTTGCGGATATGGCTGGATATGATGCTAACAGGGTTCTCAATTGCGATCTTGTCTATAGGCGCATCCATCAACAGGCGGACAAAATCCAATGCCGCTTGCTGTCTACCGTCTGCGCGTTTCTCTGCGAACCATCTCGCACCGGATACGGCTAAGTGAGTACAAGGCGGAAAGGCTACCATCATGTCCCATTCGTCATTTAATATGTCCGTAACGTCACCTTGGTAGTGTTTGCCGGGCGCGTCAGTGGGAAGCATGTCGCAGCTTGTCGCGTCATGTCCCATATTGGCGAACGCGTCCCTAACGCGCCCGCTGTATTCACAGGCTATTAAAATCTTCATATTATTTATCCTCTAAATCTTTGTCTATTTCTTGCAATTCCCGCAAAAAAAGATAGCGGTCGCACATTGCCAAAAATTCTTCGTTAGTACTTTCCCCTGCCATGTCGATCCGAAGTGCTAATATTTTCCGCTCTATTTCTTTGGGCGTCATGTCTCAATCCTCGTAGGTTATAACATCGCACAAGGTGACTATGGGCCACCTTGTACAAGGTTGCAACCCTAGTGCTTGGGATAGCTAACTAGCGGTACAGTGTGGGACCAGCAAGCGCGACAGTCGCCGCAATTGTTGCCCTGTGTACGTGCGGGACATGCATAGCCCTTGGCGGCTTGTCCCTTGGTGTACACTTGCGAGCCATTTATCCCCTTGGGCTTGTCCCCATCCAGCTTTGCCGCGCTAACGCGAACGTTAAGGTTATCTGGCAAGGTAAAGCCTAGCTTTAACCAATCCGCGACAAGCTTGCGTTCTTGCGTAGGGAGCCAGTGGCGGACATTTGGCGTCATGCGTGCCACAGCGACGATAGCGTCTAGCATTTCCGTAGATTGTAGATCACCACTGTCGAACCAACGGTGATAGCCGTCTGTGTTATAGCGTTCGATCTGGAATACCATACTGGCGATCCACTCTATGGGGTCACTTGCTTCCCACTTGGCAAGGTTTGCCTTCCAACCTTGATCGACACTAGGGCGCAATCGTTGAAGCTTTCTGGCGTAGCACGAATGGCACGGTGTGCCCTCGATCTGTGCCAGTTTTGAACCAGTGATACATGCGAATGCATCGATGGCAAACGTTGTTCCGGGCATTTTAGAAT